ATTTATTGTGATTTATTGTGATTTATTTTAACGACCAACAGGGAACCCTACTAAATTAGCACCAATACCTAGACCAGCGCCGTTACGCGCAGAAACACCCATTGATGGTATATAAGTATCCAATATACTGAAAGTAGCAGCAGCAGTCAAAGAGATAAGTGCAATCTCCTCAAGTTTCAAACTTTGTTTGGGGATAGCAAATGCGGCAATACCGACAATTAAACCTTCAACCAAATACTTAACTAAACGTTTCATAAATTCGCCAAGATCAAACATTTCCATTATAATATAATATAATAATATATTTTATTTTGAAAAAATAATTATTAATAATTATTAATAAATAATAAATAATAATAATAATGTGATTATATCTAAAATAATTACTTAAATATAATTATTTTAGATATAATATAATGAATACATCAGTTGACCTTTTAGATGAAGATAGACCAATCGCTGGGCAAAAATTTGTATGCGTATCCTTTGTATCCCCCGAAAAACATATAAAACAACGTGAACTGTATTATTTTGAACAATTTGTTAAAAATTGGGATATGACTAAATCAATTAATAAATTTCAATCCTTTCTTAATTTTATTGGATATAAACATAATTTAGATATTGAAACTATAAATAGTGATTTGAAAGACTTCTTAAAAGAAGAAAGCAAAGATATGATTGACTTTACCGTACACGACGATTTCAAAACATTTTTGGATAATAAGAAAGATGATTTGGATAAAGAATACAATGTTGCTCATAAATTTCAAACAAATGTTAGAGGCATGAAAGTAAGAGGTGTATATTCTACCCAAGAAGAAGCGGAAATGAGATGTAAAACGCTAAGAGAACAAGACCCTAACCACGATGTATTTGTCGGGCCGGTTGGTTTATGGATGCCGTGGGATCCCGATGCATATAGAACAGGTCGCATTGAGTATTTGGAGAAAGATTTGAATGACTTGATGTCTGAAAAGAAAAAAAATGATACTGCGGCAAAGGATGAGTTTGACACCCGAATTAAAGAGGCAAAGGAGAAGGCGATTGAAGATAATATTAAGAAAGCAGAAAAATCAGGAAACGTTTTAACTCAAATATTAGATGACGATGGTAACCTAGTAAATGTTAGGGAAGTTAATTATGACACAATCCCCGATGAGGATGTTATTATGCCAACCAAAAAAGATAATAAACCATCTACTTTGCCGACATCTGCTGATATTACAAAACAATTATTTGACACCAACAATATTAAATTATCAACCGTCGTTGATAATATGGATGAAAAATAATTAGAATAAATGTTACAAAAATATAATAAATGTTACAAAATCATTAATATATAAATATATATATATATTAATGAATATCCTTTCAAACGCCTTTTCAAACATAATGTCAATAAAACCAATATTTTATTTATATAATTTTTACACAAATGTTTTAGCATTGAAAACAAAATATTTTTTATTAACAGCATTCGCCATATATTTATGTATAGGCAAAGATGTGAAAAAATATAGATATTATGCTGTAGTGATAATGTTATATGCATCATTTTTAGCATACCAATTAAACCCAATATATGGGTATTTATGGTTTATGATGATCTCATTTTTCATTACTATTAATGACATATTTGAAATAAATGAATTGATGAAATGGGTGAGAAAAACATTTATGGGAAAAGAAGACAAAGACGAAGAAGACGAAATTACCGATTTGGATGAGGGTAGTCCAAGTGTAGATACTGAATAAGGTTATTCATAACATAACAATAACAATTTGAGAATTGTATTACATATTTCATACGTTCTGTCTTTGAAGTATTATCTTCATCCACAATTGGAATATTATTTATGTAATTACCATTACCATCGTTGTTTCTTCACATTAATACGGGGTCCATTACCTTTTTTCCTTTGAGCAGATGGGTCATATTGTTCTTCGGTTTCAGCATCTTCCATATTTTTAGAAATTTCCCAAAATTCTTTTGAACCTAGTTTAAAACTACCGTGAGCATCTGCTTTGTACCAGAATATTTGGTCTTGTAGTTTATTGGATTTTGCATTATTATTAATAACAAGGCATTCATAATTTTCCGTACATTGGTCCATTACCTGACAGAATGATTCAAACGTTGGAAACATTCCCGCATAATTTTCGTAAATTCGTTTTCTATTATTAATATAAGGTTCGCGTAATATAAAAACATAATCAATATTTGTCCTCAAATTCGGTGGAATACCTAATGGGTATTGCATTGTAATTACAAGCATTATTTTCCAATGTCTTCCATTCATAAATAATAAACGCATCATTTTATCACGTGTCCAAGTCGCATCATACATACAATCATCTAAAATTAAAAATGTTCTTGGATCAATTGTGCTGCGACGTTTTGTTTCTATTTCCGTCTTTACTTCTTTTATAACTTGCTTTTGTCTTTTTAAAACATTTTCAATGATACCCGAATTGTATTCATTGTGAATAAATAATTTTGGCACGTGACTGCTATAAAATCCATTGCCCTCTTCAGTTCCAGATATAACTGTACCAATGGGAATGCTTTGTTGATAATATAATAAATCTCTTACTAAAAAACTCTTACCTGTATCACGTCGTCCTATTAATACAATAACCGGACCATTATTTTCAGTTGGCGAGAAACTAATATTTTTCATACTGAACTTTTTTAAATCCAATGACATTAATTTAATTCTTAATTTAATTAAAGAAAAAGATTAGTAATAAATAACGAATGAGTTATTTACTTAAAAAAAAAATACAATATATTGATAATGAAGAACTTTGATGAACCGAATAATTTACAAAATTATTGTAATGTTTTAGATATTATGAATGTACAAATAAATACACCTTTAAATAGTGAAAATGAAGGAATAGATTTGAATACATTTGTTCCTAGTATTGAGGAGAAATTAGTGAAGATTAATTATAACGAATATTCAGTTGGAGAAAAAAATGTGTTTTGTAAATTCGCCCCTTTAATTGACCCAATTAAATATATGGGTGGAAAAATGGAAAATATTAATGTGAATGTGCTACCCAGTGAAAATTGCAAAAATGGACTTAGTTGTGAAAAAATAATGAATAAACATAACTCAGCATATACCGAAGCTCTATTTTATAGCATTTCTAGTAAATTAGGCAAAGAAAATAACTTTATTCACGCTGTTGATTTTTATGGTAGTGTTTTAGGTATTCATAAAGTATATAAACACGATATAACAGATGATATGGATATATTATTGAACAATAAATTTTTTCATTCAAATAATAAACTATTATTTGAAGTTGAAACAACAAATGAAATGTATAATGATGAAAATAGTGGGAAAAACCGCGAACCATTAATGTTAACAGAGTTTGATGAAACAAATGAAGTAAAATTGGATATAGAAGAAGTTGAAAGTAACGACGGTGTAATAACGAATGTCATAACGAATGTCAATGCATGCGATGTAAATACGAATGATTTGAAAGAATATGACCCAACAATTAATACAAATGCGAATAATACTATTTTCAAAATGAATAATGTTGATTGTGATACTAGTGAAGAAGAAGAAGATGACAGTGGTGAAGATGACAGTGGTGAAGATGACAGCGGTGAAGATGACGATGATGACGATGATGACGATGACGACGACGATAGTGGTGAAGATGACGATGACGATGATGATAGTGTCGATGATGATTGCAACATAATTGCGAATATTTATAATTTTCCTGTAAATGCAATATTACTAGAAAAATGCCAGAATACATTAGAAGAATATATGTTAGCAAATGATGATACAGATATTAGTGTAACGGAATGGTCTTCTATTTTTTTCCAAATAATTGCAATATTAATAATGTATCAAGATAAATATTCATTTACTCATAATGATTTACATTCTGGAAATGTAGTTTATAACGAAACAAAAGAAGAATTCTTATATTACAAAATAGAACATAAATTATATAAAGTTCCTACATATGGGAAAATATATAAAATTATTGATTTTGGCAGAGCAATATATATTTATGATAACCAGATTTTTTGCAGTGACGCGTTTAACCGCGGTGAAGATGCGGACACCCAATACAATTGCGAACCTTTTTTTAACGATGCGAAACCAAGAATAGAACCAAATTATAGTTTTGACCTTTGTCGGTTAGGTTGTTCAATATTTGATTATTTTTTTGATGATATTGATGATATTGATGAAATCTCAAAAAATAATACAATTGCATCTTTGGTATTAGAATGGTGCCAGGATGATAATAAAAAAAGTGTTTTATATAGAAAGAATGGTCAAGAAAGATACCCTGATTTTAGATTATATAAAATGATCGCGCGTAATGTTCATAATCACGTTCCGTTAACTCAATTGGAAAGACCATTATTTTCCCAATTTTTAGTTGACACAATTGATATTAATAGCTTGCAAACTATAAATAATCATATTATGCACATTATGTAAATTATGTAAATTATGTAAATTATGTAAATAATAATAACAAATCTTATTATTATTATTATTATTATTATTATTCGTTTAGAAATCAGGAGTATTCGTAAACACCTTTGTAATATTTAGACTGTCGCTGTTTAACTCACTAATTTGTTCATATGCAAAAATTCCTATACAACCAGAAAAGAAAACAATAATAGCATCCCTGACTACATTTTTCAACGGTTTCGTTTCACCGTTATCGTTCGAATTCATTTGTATTTCTACAATTTTAAGTGCAATATACACAAAAGTAATTATAAATGATTTTGTAAATATATCACTAGTCATCTCTTAATATCTTATTGGAAATGGAAATAAGATATTAAACGCAAATATACATTTATTATGTATTTTTACTGTTATGTATTTTTACTGTTATGTATTTTTACTGTTATGTATTTTTACTGTTATGTATTTTTACTGTTATGTATTTTTACTGTTATGTATTTTTACTGTTATGTATTTTTACTGTTATGTAT